AAAGTAAAACGTGGCAATAAATAAAAGTAAAATGAAATGCAACTCACCTCGCAGAGACGTGCAAGGTGGGAAGAAGTTTGTCGTCAAGGCTTGCCAAGGAGGTAAAGAAAAAGTTGTCAGGTTTGGTGATGCTAACATGACCATAAAGAAAAACCGTCCGGCACGGAAGAAAAGCTACTGTGCAAGAAGCGGAGGGATCAAAGGTAAATCAAATAAGTTGTCAGCTAACTATTGGAGCCGCAAGGCTTGGAACTGCTAATGCCCGGAAGATATAGATCCTACGGTCGTGAGGACGACCAAATGAAAGAAGACCTAGAGATTGGATTCTCTGGGTTTAATAATCGTGTCCGCCCTGACCAATTAAAGCCGGGAGTTTTAGCTGAATCAAAAAATGGTCGCCTTGATTTGAACGGAGAGTGGCAAGTCCGCAAGGGGGTCAATGTTTTAAATGCCCCGTTTGTAACAGGATCAGCAGTATTCCGTTTGCCTACTGCCGCAGAAGAAGGCTCAACAACTATAGGTGATTTGCCTCAAGTAATGGAAGGAGTTTCTATTGCTACTGACGGAATCGTAACAGTTGTTTTAACTAATCATGGATTTTCAGTAGGGGATGAAGTTGTTATTAATGGTGTATTTAGAGCAAGCCTTCCTGACATAAATGGCAGTCATACTATTACAGTTGCCAGTGGTGCTAATAGATTTAAGTTTGATTCAGGAATAACTGGTAGCACGGGAGCATATACATTTCCTCCGGCACAGGGGCTAGTAACTTCGTTTACTTTACCATTTGTCCCGGTTACAGAAGTCCTAAGCACAGCACCTCTATCTTCCCCGGGAGGAGCTTCTATTCCTTCGGAGGCATCAGTTACGGGTGTTCGTGCCGGGACTAATTACAGCAACCCAGATGTTGATAAAGACGGAGAATACATTGTAGCATCAACGAATTTGTCGGCACTAGTTTTAAAGTTATCAAATCAAGAAACATTTGAAATGAAGTTTCCTGAAGGTGAAGTTGTTCTTCAAAGGTCGGATATGCTTCAGGCATTTAATCGATTGTTTATTTTTCGTGATAGTCAGATTGCACTTGAAAACAAAAAGTTCTTTGATCCGGTCAGCATTAATACAATATCTCAAACAGCAAGTACGGTAGTCGATGTTACCACATTTTTAAAGCACGGGTTACTTGACGGAGACATGGTAGAAATACGTGACGTTACCGCAGGAACTATTAATCCCAATGGTCAATTTGAAGTAACGAGTGTAACTGATACAGGATTTACCTACAACGTAGGAACTTCCGGGACTGAGTCATATACAGTTACCGGGGACTCAAAGATTTATCCCACCTTCACTCGAGTGGCAGAAGGAGATTATCAACAACCAATTATAATATCACCGACCAGTGTTGATATTGCAGATGGTGAAGTGGTAGCAACGTTAACGGCTCCAGAAATAGCTAATCTTAAAATTGGAAATACCATAATTATTGAAGATGCCGGAAACTCTGAACTAGAAGTAGGATCAGAGCACGTGCTTTCTAATGTAGATAATACCGCAAATACTATTTCTTTTTATTCTCAGACAACAAACATAACCAATGCACAGGGTGTAGCACTTGAAAGGCAGGTGTCAATCGGGCTAGGGTTTATGCATATGCCTGCACCTGAGTTCGGGGTGTATCACCAACGTCGATTAATTACACCCTTTCGTTATAATCAGAAAAGCATTAATCCCGAATTCCCAACTGAGTTTACGGACATATATTCTACCGGAGTAAGAGATGAAATAGCCGTTAGTGATATTCTTGACTCAGATACGTATGATCAGGTTTATGCTAAGTTTAGATTTAATGCTGGCACCGCTGACTATACGGTTGGTCTTCATTCTTTTTCTGATGACAAGCTTTTAGTATTTAATCGTAACAGCATTCATTTAGTTATGAATAGCGGTAACCTTTCTACTGCTCAAACACAGTTGTTGACCAACGAGGTAGGTTGTGTTGCCCGGGATAGTATAATTCAGGTAGGCAACAATGTTTTGTTTTTATCTGACAACGGTGTATACGGGGCAAACTTCCAAGACCTTTATAATCTTCGTGGCAATGAAGTTCCCTTGAGTGAGTCAATTAATAATACGATGCAGTTTATTAACAAAGACTTATGGGATAAAAGTTCCGGGGTTTATTTTGATAATCGTTATTACCTAGCAATTCCCCTTAATGAGGAAACGGTTACGGTTGACGAAGAAGGAAACGTATCAGCAGAAATAACCCGTGCTTCATTTAATAATCGAATCATTATTTATAACTTCCTTAATAAACAGTGGGAATCAGTTGATAATGTCGGAGACAGCAATTTTGAATACAAGAAACTCATTGTAGCCGGTGACGGAGAAAATCGTGGTGTTTATATTCTCAGCACAAATGGGGGCATCCACAGGCTTGATGTATTAGATCAAGGCAATGACCGTGTAATTACTGAGGTTGCAACCGGATCAGAAGACTTAGTTACTACACCAAACATCGAGGGAGAGATGACAACCCGGATGTTTACTAATCAAACAATTGACCGAAAGAAGTGGAATAACTTTGAGATGCAAGTTCAATCACATATTGACTTAAAGTCAGATTTCTTTATTACTGGTATAACAGAAAATGTTGATGATACAATAGATCTGAAACAATTATCCTCCTATCTTAATAATGAATTACTTCCTGAAGACGAAGATGTTTCTATCCGGGGACGGATCGGAAACAAACGAGCTTACGGATTCCAGTTTAAAATTGACCGGACTACCGGTCGTCCTCGTGTTCGTAGCCTAAAGGTTGCGGCGGCAGAAGCATTTAGATCAATAAGAGAAGCAACATAATGGCAACTATTTTAAATACAACTCAAGTATATGCGGCGGCTGATGTCGTTACTCATACTAACTTAAACCAAATTGTAGGTGGCACTACTTTTGTAGCCGGAGACGGAGGAGCAACTGACAATGTAAGCCTAGAGGTAAATTCCGGTGGATCATTGCAAATAAAAGATGACGGTGTAACTACTTCAAAGATCCTTGATGCTAGTGTAACCAAGGCTAAAATTGAAAACGTAGCTAACCTTCGGGTTCTTGGAAATACATCAGGATCTGCAGTGGCACCACAAGAAGTAGAGATACTTGACGACGACACAATGGCTACGGCTGATGCTTCGACCTTGGCTACCTCCGAGAGTATTAAGGCTTATGTTGATAGTTTAAAACCAAATATTTCTCAACTTATATTTACAGAGACGTATTCAAATTTAAATCCTCAAAGTCAATGGCTTGATTTTGGAACTGCAACTAATCCTTTTGAGGTAAGCATTACCCCTCGATTAGGCAACTCAAAATTAAAATTTACTTGCTCTATTGCTAGTAGCACTAACAATGATAGCCATCAAAATTTCTTTAAATTACAAAGACGGATAGGTCCTGCAAGTTTAACTAATGACTTTGAAGATGTTACCGGTTCAATGGGACCAGCAAGCGGTGTCCGAACTCAATGCTCATTTAGCAGTTCGTATCCGGGTCAATATTCCTGTTCAATTGACGGTATGGATTATCTTGACGATTTTAGCTATACCCAAGGGGAAGAAATTACTTATAGAGTTCTAGTCTGGGGTATAACTACAGTTGACATTTATATAAATAGAGCACAAACCGATGGCGATAATATTAGAGTTCCCAGTTTGATATCTACCGCCATGATAGAAGAAATTTATCAATAAAATAAAAGTTCAACAATTTAAATCATGCCACTAATACAATCAGGTAAAACTTTTAACGATGGCGAGCAGTTAACTGCCGGCAAGTTAAACCAAATGTTTTCGGATGCAAGCCTTAGCACTGCCGGTGTAGACGGAACGTCAATCATTGTTAATGCAAACGATGTGCTTGCGGTAAGGAGTATTAATAGTTCACGTATTGATAGCGGTGCCGTCATTACAGACAAGTTGCCGGACAGCACGGACAAAACTGACGGTGTAACTTTTGCTAAGATGCAAAAAATTAGTTCGGGGAAGATCCTTGGTCGCACCTCAGCAAATGACGGATTAATTGGAGAATCTTTTGATTTTAAAGATGAAGATGATATGTCATCCAACAGTGCTACTGCACTAGCTTCACAACAAAGTATTAAGGCTTATGTAACTGCGATGCGACCAAAGTTTGTGTCACTTACGGGAGGGACGACGGATCTAGTAAAAACAACCGCATCAGTATCAACTGCTGAATACACATATAATATAGCAGATTTTACATCCAGTGATTCTGATTTTGGTACTAGCAAAATTGTTGCTTTGATTGTGCAAGGATTTACCTCTAGTAACCAAGGTCAAAATAATGTACAAGTAAGATTACCAAACGACAAATTTACTACAATTTGTTCTACATCTGCGGATAGTAGTGCAGATTTTACTCAAGATCACGGATCAACAAATATTCCAATTAATTCTGGGCAATCCTCGATTGTAATTCGACACTCAGTAAGTGATGCACAAACCAATGCGGCAGTATCCACAATTAAAGGAGTAATTATCCATCCCGGTCTGTAGCACTAATGAACCCCCTCCTTCAATCAGTTCAACTAGCATTGAAAAATGCTGAACAGAAAGAAGCCCTTGATCAAATAGATGAAGCAGTTAAATTTTGTATTAAACATGAGAACGGGAAAGTATTCGACGGCTGGGACAAAGACCTCATACGTCTCATGGTCGCATACCACTGGGCAAAAAAAACTTTAATAGTTCACAAGAATGAAGACAATACTATTAGATCAATACTCATGTGGTATAATTGTGACAGGAGTGACGGGTGGGATTTTGTTAATAACTGGGAGCCTGACAAGGAAGACGGGGATAGCATATTCATGGCTTTTCTTTTCGCCGAAGGGAAGGACTCCTTTAAGGAGTTAACAAAAGATTTTATTAATAAATGTCCGGAAGTTCTTACCAAGAATAAAATAGGGCTACGATACAGAAGCGGATTTCCAAAACGAATACTTTACAGCAACAAACTTTTTAAAAAAATAATTAACCAATAAATATTATGGGAGGCAAAGGCGGAGGCGGAACAACAATAAAACAACCACCACCCATCGATCCGGGTAAGGCGATGGGGGAATATCTTTTCGGGACTAGGTTCCGACAGGACTTTGATGGTGTAACAGATCCTCGATTGCAAAATCGGTTAATCGCCGCCGAAAGGCAATTCCGTCCGCAGTATGCCGCACTTGAACTAGCTGACATTAACACGTTTGCTAGAGGACTAGAAGGAGGCAAAGAGAGTGCTGAATACAAGAGACTCGAAGCCAAGCTAGCAGGGTTGCAGGCTGGCAAGGGCGGTGTTACTAACGAAGAGGCAATGAAAATTGCCCGTGCGGCGGCAGGTGGAGAGCCGGTAAAATCGTATCAGAGATATGTAAAAGGAGGCACGGGCAGAAATTTTCGCAGAAAATCTGGCTACAAGACAGTATACAACAGAAACTACAAGCAAGAAAAAGCTGACTACGATGCGGAAGTCAAACAGATAGCTGAATCTCTAGGAGGAAGCCGTGAATCTCAAATAGCTTCTGTAATGGCTGAGATGAAACAGCTTGAGGATATGCCTTCCCAAGGTGGACTCTTTGATTTACTCGAAGAACAGTCAACCCGGGCAGGTGCATTGCAACGTGAGCAACTAGGTTTACAACGTGCTGATGATGTAGCGGCATTGCAGGAGTTCGCACCTCAAGTAGTTGATGCTTACCGTGATGCCGATCCTTATTCAACAAATTTAGCAGACTTAGCGGCAAGTCAAGCTGAGTCAGCATTTGAAAGAGCTTCCGGACCGATGGGCTTTGAGGCTCAACGTCAGGTTGATCAGTCAGTATTGGGCAATCTGGGGGGCACAGCCTTTGCACAGCAAGGTCGTTCGGCTCTTGAAGCCGCCCTTGGACGTGAACAATACCAGCAGGGTCGTGAACAGTTTGCGGCAGGTCTAGGACAAGGAGCCTTTGCTCAATCACGGGCAATAGCAGGAGATCTAGGTTCGACTATCTTAGGTCGTTCTTCTGGTGCCATTGGTCTAGGTGGTCAAATGCTACAGCAAGCAGTGGGAAGTGCGGCAGGTCCAATGGGACCTCAGTTGTTTGATCCAAACGTTGGTATTAATATGGCTATGTCTCAGAGATCAGACAACATGAATCTTCTTGGGGCACAAGCTCAGGCTGATGCTTCTCGTAGTGCAGGTCGTAGTTCGATGCTTGGATCTCTTGGTGGTGCGGCTATCGGATTGATGTGCTGGGTAGCACGTGAAGTCTACGGACCTACTAATCCTAAGTGGAAACAATTCCGGGCATGGGTAACAGATGATTCTCCATCTTGGTTCCTTAAACTATATGTGAAATACGGAGAGAGATTCGCTAAGTTCATCTCTGACAAACCTCGTCTCAAAACAATCATCCGTAAGTGGATGGATACAAAGATTAAATAATTATGGCATTTCAAACAGGAACAAAAGTTGACCCTCGCCTGATGATGGCGGACTACAGTGGCTTTGCTAAGGCGGCTGAGATTGAAGCACAAGGTATGAAGAACTTCGCCGAAAGCATAGGCGGAGGCATAGCCAAGTTTGCCAAGAAGAAAGAGCAAAAGAAGAAGGAAGACACTGGTGTGGCATTTGCTACCGAATGGGCAACTAACAATCCGGAAATGGCTGAGGCGATGGGCTTTGATGTTAGGGATGATGAAGGTTTTTTTGATACTACTAACATAGAAAAGTCAGCTAGAGAATTTTATAAAACCGTAGGTGATGATGGCTTTAAATCCGTTATACCTCAGTTGCTTGCCTTGGGTGTTAAATCAGATTCAGCCGCCGCCCAAAGGAATAAGCAAACAATAGAAGAGCTTAAAGATTTAGAGGGATTTAGAAAAATTACGGGATATGTTGATGGCTTGGATGATCTTAGAATTATGCCTTCAACTGCGGAAAACTCGACGGGTGGTTCATATGTATT